CAGAGCATCGGTCTATGTCTGCCTCAGTAGGTTCTTTGTCTAGGTGACCATATCTTAATATGAGTAGCGGTAAGAGATCCTCAAGTCGGATTATCGCGGCATATTCACGCGCATCCTCACCCTGTCCATTGAGTCTAATCACTCCAAAGCCTAATTCCCCCGAAATGGCTGTTCGAGCTTTCAATTGCTTAATGTAGGCAAGAGGTTGAAATCCAGCACGGGCTTTGACTTCAACATCGAACGGAACATTAACAATATCCTTACCGCTACCCCTTCCCACACATGCGCCCTGCCACCAAGTCGATAGGTACTCAGCTACTACGCGCTCTGTGCGGAAACCTCTGTGTTTCCTGTGCTGACTAGGCATCAAGCATGAAGCCCATGACTAGACCTGCAATGAACATTGTAAGAATCATAGCCGTAAAAAGCTTCTCGTTATCCATTGACTGCCTTGCACTTCCTGCATTGCCATGTTCCTGCTGTTAGTACTCCATCTTTGATTACTGCTGGAATGATGATGTCATGAGCTTCTGTTGGCTCATTGCAGAGCTGACAGTTAATGACTGTGATCATAGGAATATCATCCAGATCAGTCCATTCACCATCTTTGTCTATGTTAAAAACCTCAATGTATCCCATTACACTCTCGCCTTCTGTGGTTGAAACTTCCCATCTGATCCCAGGTTGTACCACTTGGTAGGGCATCGATGTGCCGATGAGATTGCTGTATTGCAGAAGTAGCCACCCCACGCCTTGCCATTCTTTTCACCCTCACGCCATATCATGTGTCCATGCTCGCATGATGGCGCTTCTACTGCTTCGCCTGTTCCCATGATTGCGGCTACATTCTCCATAGCCTTCTCTAATGTGACTGGAGCATCGACTACGCCTCTATACTCATTAACAGGTGTAGTCCAATAGTCCTGATCATCTGGCTTAACATCTTGAACCGCTGGCTTTGCTACTTTTGTAGCAACAACCTTGCTCATTTCCTCGCGACTAGGACGCTTCCCTTTAGCAGCGTAACCCGCATTCGCAAGTGCCCTACCAATCGCTGAAGTTTCGCAATTCTCCAGAGCGCTAGTCGAATTAACACCTCGCTCAGTAACAGTCTCCTCCGCGTACCCCGTGGAAAATGCAACATGATCGGCCATAGACTTAAATAAATAAGCCTTAACAATGTATTTGTTATTTGTAAAACTTTCCAGCTCAGTAGAAATCCTGAAATCTGGATGATCCTTGATAAACTTTTCAAGCCTCACCTCCACTGTCTCATAATCGGCTAAATTAAACATAGAGATCGTTCTCCTCGGTTGCTAGTTGTCCTGCGAGTGCGCCATAGCTGCATAAGTCGATCCAGTTATCGATGTGCTGGGCTGATTGATGAGTCCTCGCAAGTTTAACGAGCACCATGATCCCTGCGACTTGATAATCATGGATCGGTGTCTGGAGGTATGCACTGAGGAGCATTGCGGTGTGTTGCAAGTTATCCGCAGGGTGACCATACGATAGCCCACGATCACGGATTGTGTCTGTGGCTGATAAGAGGATCTCATTAGCGCGCATCTGTTGTCACTCGCTGAAATGACTTGGCTACAATTAAGCCTTCGCGCTTGCCTTCGTTAAAGCCTTTAGCCCAGCCTACTAAATACCATAAAGCATTCGCTGCTAGAAGCAGCACGATCATTGGTGTCTCAAAGCTCATTCTTTTGCCTATCTGCATCCAGTGCCCTTGACTGGCTTACAAACTTAGTGTGACAGAAGTGACCGACTAATCAAGTACATTCTGATAACGAAATGATAACGATTATCTAGGTCTGCCGTAGGACTTTCCAGCCACAATGAATGTCCCGTCTTTTTCGATGTGGATAAGATCCACTTGAACCTTAGCCTTATTGACATAGATAATAGCGAAAGCCTGTTGCCAGTTAGCCACACCCTTGGTGTATGCAGCTTGCTTAAAGTCCATAAGATTGCCTACTTCGACACCATGTAGGACACGCCCTATACGGCCTCCAGAGGCCTCTGAGAAGGCCGAACGCCCTGCTCTGTGAGTATGTCCTGAGATTACATTCTTGCCATGCCTACGAGCCGCTTCAAGGGCTGATAAGCCCCCCTGTGGCTTGATGGGTGTGTGGTCTCCATGTACTGCAATCCAGTTAGGTGCAATGGGCATAGGGTTTTTATGGAAGGTAATACCTAACTCATCGAACTTCATGAACTTCTCAAAACGCAGCTCTGGCAAAGCACCGAATGCAGGTACTTTAGCCATGATGATGTTATACAGGCGATCTGTGTGATTGCTACGGATGCAGTCAGTCACGCCTAATTCCCAGAGAAGCTGCACAGCCTCATTACGATCATCATCTAGGGTCTGGGCATAACTGCCCATGCGCCCTTCTTCCCACTTGCTTATCTGAGGAAGGTCGATCTCATCACCAATGGTGACTACTTGATCTGGCTTAAACTTAGAAATAAAGCTTGCAAGGTTACGAGTAGCAACCCTGTCATGGTACGGAACCTGAAGATCCGAGACTACGACTATTCGCTTAATCGTCATCCTCATCTTCATAGTTGCCATATTTATCAGGCTCTACTTGGTCTGGAAGAATCCAATGAGGGTAAGCCTGTGGCTCTGTAATCATGAACATAGCAATATCTTCTGCGAAACCTGCTCGCTTCAATGAGCAAAAGTATTCATAAAGCCCAATGCAATAAGCATCAAGCTTTGAGTAGCCTTGCTCCTCTAATGCCTTAGTTGCTTTTCTTGCCATGGCACAATGTTACCTGTCAAGTAATATGTTGTAGATCTCATCCACTCGCGTGTTGAGTCTTTTAATCTCAGACAGTAGGTGTGTGATTACATAGCCAGACAAGCCACCGAGAGCTGCAATGGTAGCAAGGTAAAGCGTAAAAAAGTCGGACTGTGTCACTTCTTAATGCCCATAGACGGATCATTAGGTGAGAGATAACGCAGTACAGGTGGAAGGATTGAAGCAATACCGGCAGCGATAAGTGCGTGAGGATCTGTGACCCCTGCTGCATACATTGAGATCGCTGCTACCAAAAAGGCTCTAGCCCATGAACCTGCTGCTGTCTTTAGTTCATTCATTATTCTCCGCCTAACATAGATACTTGAAAAAAAGCACCATCATTGTCAGCTTCTTTCTTAAAGCTAACATGGCAGTGCTTAGAGTGTTTGTTAGCCCCTGTGTATTTGCGCCACTTCCAGTTAAGGATGCTGGAGCAGATTCGTCCATCGTAAATGATGTAACTAATACGCTTGTCTGCTTTTGACTTGGATAAGATACGAAGCTGATCGACAAGATCTCCCATGATGTCGGGCTTGCCCCCCTTGAATAAATCTTTGTCCACATCAATGGCACGAACCCAGCCCTGCTCATCTGGATTATGATCAGACTTGCGAGCAGCGTGTCTGGTATCACCGATCCAACCATCCGATGTGCGGTCACGATCTGGGAACGAATCATCGAACTGTTCGCGTAGCTGGATAGCCGCCTTAGATAGTTTCGGCTTCATTGGCTAATTGCGCTTCGTAGTGTGCCTTGGTCATTGAGGTAAATTCCCCATTGCCACGATCAATGATTGCGTGTTCTACGCCTTCAACTTCAATAAAAGTTACATTGTCCATGTTATAGCTCCGCACTAAATCCGATGTAGCCTGCTGCTGATGATGTTTGTAAACTGTGCCATTGTCCTATTGTAAGTCCACTTGCAACAAATACGCTAACGCCTGAATTGTTGATTGTTCCCAATGTAGGATTATTTGTAATGCTAGTTACTGCAAATGTAGAAGTTCCAGCATTGACAACATTCAGCGCAGAAAAATCAACACTCGTTGGAGTTGTGCGCATTGGCACAGGGTTATTTACATTGCCGTAAGAGTCTGTGCCTGATGTTGCACCAAGCAGCGCGCTGATGCGGCTTCCTGATGTTCCAGGGGTTACTCTCCAGTAGTACCTTTGGCACATAGCCAATTCAGCCTGTGGAGATCCACCGCTTGCAGTTTGGAATGGAGTTGCCTTTGAGCCGTATTCAAGTTGAACACCCCAGATGTCAAAAGTGTTTGACTGAATACCGACTGAACCAGTACGAGCATTAAAGTCAGTACCAGCAGATATCCAGAAAGTTGCATTAACTTGCCCCGGGGTAGTTGTACCGATTGTCTTGCCTGAAATGGAAGGCACTGCAACACTTACAGAGTAACGCGCCCATGAAGTCGTAATTGTTGGAGTTCCTGCAAGAGTATTAACCTGAGCAGAAGGTGAACCACCTGTACCAAAGTTCTGCGCTAGTTCGACACCAATCTTAGGCGTTCCACTTGCTGCCTTCGCCCAAAAGGAAACAGTTACAGTCTGACCTGCGAAGGTGCGAACATTCTCAATGCGCTGTGAAACAGTCGTGAAGGCTGTTGCTAGTGTCTGACCTGTTGTAACTGTGCGGCAGTAGTTAGCAGCTTCATAGCCTGCAACTGGAGCAGTTCCCGCTGTGAAAGTCTGCGCTGAGTGTGTCGATGTGCCGTCTGAGTAGGTAAAGACAAAGCGATCGAAGCCATAAGTGTTTGATGTTGTTGTTGATGTAAAGGCTCTTTGATTGATTGAGAAGTCACCATTGATAATCTTATTCTTACCAGCTTGACCAAAGCCTACATTCCAGACAGATGTGTCAATAGAATCGCCAAGAGTGCGAATGTCTGCCGCGCCATTTTTAACAAGGCTTGAGTTATCTGGCTCTGACCAGCCATAGTTCGGTGATAGTGCCATTAGGTTAGTGCTCCGATCGCGTTAGTCCAAGTAAGTGTACCATTTACGCCTGTCCACTGAAGTGAGAAAGGCAATACTGTTTCCCACTGTGTCGTACTCAGTGAGAAGTCTGTCGCTGAAACATAAAGAGTGATCTCTGTAAAACTAGGAGTAGCCCGTAACGCGACATTCTCAACAAACCCATCAAATTGACCATCTAGCAAGTTGCTTGGCAGGTTTGTGATTAGCACAGGCTGACCAAAAAAGACACCAATGAGAGCGTTACGCATGGCATCTGGCATGTCTGGGTTATCTAAGCGGAAAGTAATTGCCCCCAATGAGGTGCGTGGATTCTTACGCAGTAAAAGCTCTCTAGTGCCGATCTGAGTGATGTCTGTAAGAGTCTTAATGTTAGAGTCAAATGAACGCTCAAACAGCCCGTAAGAGGCTACGGAGTCGGTGTCTGAGGTGCTGTAGGTGCTGGCGTATCCTGTGCCGTAGCGATAGATAAGGCTGTTACGAATGCGAGCAGTCTGAGTTGTGGATGTGATGGATGTAGGTGTGGCATACGCGCCATCAAGGTTAGTAAAGCCATTTGCTGCGAGATAGTTAGATCTGTGGTCTGCATCGTCATAGGAAACATCTCCATCTTTTTCTTCAAAGAGCTGACCCAGTGCGCTTGAAGCAATCTGGTCTGCAAGGGTCTGCGACTTGGCAGAAGCGTTAGCAGCTAAAGCAATCATTGTGTAGAAGCCCGAGTCAATCGTGCCAATGTAGGACTCAGCATCGAGCCATGTTTGAGTTGTTGGGTAAGTGTCCCAAGTAACTGTGGGGATAACTTCAGCCCATGAATACTCTAAAGCTGATCCTAGAATGGCTGCAATCTGTGCGCCATCTAAGCCTTCTGCAAGGGCTGTGTTATAGACAGCCTTTGTCAGTTTAGCCAATGAGCCAATGCCTAGAATTGTGCCAGTCGTGATGTAGCCAGATTCCTCTGGGCTTCTGACTCCGATGTTGAAGTCTGATACTTCTCCACCAAATACAGTGACATAAGTGCCTGCTGAGTTCTTGAGCTCTAAAAGGATTGGCTCTGTGACATTGATGGTAAAGGGTGAATTGTCTGCATTGACGATAGTTACTTGGCAGTAACCTGCTGTAGGTTGGCGATCAATGTCTAAGCGACCAGAAGCATAGGAAACAGAGGTGACAGTCGTATAGACATCATCACCGACTGTTACGCGCCATTCTGGAAGCCATGTCACTCGCTAACCACCAATGATCTCAATGAGCCTCTATTGATAGCATCTTGCAGAAGTTGATCGATTAACTCCGCAGCGGAGTTAGGATCTCCCACGACACCAAAATTGTTTGTGATGTAATACTGTGCAGCAGCTTGAGCTGCGTATCGATTGCCTGACTGAATTTGCCCTGCTGTTGCTAGGGGTACAGATGAGGACATGTTGGACTTGCTTGATGATGGTGATAAACCTAATTTTCTAATATATTCATCAAGTGCTAATTGGTCATAGTCATTTTGTTGCTCCAGCAATAAAGCAAAAGCATTGGCGCGACCAGTTGCAGCGTCAGCGTATTCAAGAATTGCACCGATTGAGCCGCCCTTTGTATCAATAGGCTTTATGTAATCACCTTCAGGAATTCCAGGGCCTAAATCATTATTCTTAGGGATCTTGAAATAAGCCTTGCCACCGCCTGCTGGTGCTCCAGAGGTAACTCCAGATAGCAATGTAAGCATCTCTTTGATTTTGCGTAGAGCTTCGTCAAGATTTTCTTGATTGATTAAATCTTTTGGCACTAGACTTTCAAGGATTGATTTGATGTCTTGAAGTTTGACATTCTGCATGCCAAGTGCGCCAAGGACTTTAAGGTCTGCATTAAGTTTGTTAGTAGCAGCAATGATGGCTGCTTCATCCTTAGCAGCAATAGCATCTTCTAAAGCAAGGATTGAACGCTTGACATTCAGGCGAGCCGTGTCATTAGCAATCTGCAAGACCTGAGCTGCGCTAGTTGCCTTGCCTAATTGTTCTGCTTGGTTAGTAAGAGCTGCTGCAATCTGGATCTTGTCCATGTCAAAGACATCGCTGCCCTTGCCAAGAGCAAGGTTAGCCTTATCAATTGCAGCTTGAAGTTTCTTATCCTTAAGGATCTTGGCTTGGCTAATTGCTTGCTGTTCAATTAACTTGGCAATAGCCTTTTCTTGCTTGATCTGAACTTGACCTGAGATAGTCATTGGAGTAGTAAAAGGCTTAGGCTTTTTCTTAAAGAAACCAGATGGATCGCCTTCGATGATGAAATCGACAAAAGGATCAGTTTTTATAATAAAGTCTGCAAGGCTTCCAGATACAGCCATAAGTGGAGCGTTGAGTGTTCTAACAACTTGGCTAAGTGTTGCCAACAGTGCCGCTGCATTCGTTGCAGCCGTTTCCATGTCTGTTGCTAATTCATCGACTGAGGTGTTGCCACTTAGGATGATAAGAGAATCGATGATGCCCTTACCCAAGATCTCTTGGACATTGGCAGATGCCACTTCAAGTTTAGCCATCTGACCTGCAAGGCTGTTGGCTGATTCTGTAGCTGCTCCTGCAAAAGTCTTAGCAAGTTCATCTGTGACTTCTAAAAATGACTTAGTCTTAAGATCAGCTTTGGAGATACCCACACCCAGTTTAGACAATGATGTGTTATTGCCAAGATAAGCCTTACTCAATGCAGCTGTGACTGATCCTAGATCCTTGCCAGTTGAGGCGCTGATGTCTAATGCAAGATTAAGCAGTCTTTGTGACTCGGCAGAATCCCGTGTTGCTACCGCTAGAGTCTGATACGCAGGGCGGAGAAGATCATCGACAATGCCAAACTCGCTTTGTAACTTCTGGATGTACGCCTCGGATGCTGCTGCATCTCTACCAAGTCCAACATTTTTAAGAGCTAAGGCAAGCTGCTTCTGGGCTTTCTCATCGGCTACTGCTGCTTTGACTGCAGCCTTACCATAAGCAAGGACTGCTGTGGCACTAAGTCCAAGTCCGAAAGCTGCTGCAAGTTTCTTGGCTTGCTTGCCTAATTTGTCGGTTGCTGATTCGGCTTGCTTGAATGCTTTATTACCAGTGAACTCCGCTGCAATGTCAATGACTATGTTAGACATGAGTTACACCTTCGCTCTTGCGTTGAGTTTGTCTGCTGCCGATTTGATAGCGTTTAGGACTGCATCTCTTGCCTTGCCATTGTTTTCTTCATAGGCACGGAATAAGGCTCGACCTTCCATCTTGCCAGCACCCTTCATGGATGAGCCGTACTTACTACTCTGATTCTGTACAAAGCGACTGCTCGGGGTCTTACGCCCCATAGTTTCGTAAATTGCTCCAGCAGCAGTCTTATTGAATACGCGAGCAAGGGATCTAAAGCCTCTGCGATTAGGTTTAGAAGGTGATGTCTTATATCCAACGCCAGCCTTAACTATGCGAGCATTGTAACTAGGGAATCGAGCTTGAGAGTTTTCTCTGGCTAACCATCCGCTTAGGACTTGACCATCATCTGGGAAGTATCCCTTAGCAGTTTTAGTAATAGGCTTAAGAGCTCCAGCAACTTCCTTCTGAGTTTCTTTGGCAAGATCTGGAGCAAAAGCGCGAAGTGCCTTGCGAAGTTTAACGCCGCCCTTTACGCTTGCTGGCATCGCTCACCTCTTTCGCTTCATCCTTGAGCCCCTGCACTAATGCATCGAGCATGGTCTTATCTAAATCTAATAACTGCTGTGGCGAGATCCCTAACCTAATGCTCAATCGAGCGATTAAGTAGGTGAACGGGAGATCTCGCTTTAAGCTAAAGGGTCTGAATCAAGCACCTCGACACTTTTAAGTGTCTCAATGAAATCCATACCAAAAGGCTTAACAGTTTCACCTGACCTGCGTGTTACTTCCCATGCTAACCAATAGACATCACTCTGCTTTTCTTCATCGCGGAACGCCTTATGGAAGCCCTTTTTAGCGTACTGCTCGAATGAGTACTCCACTGCTGGAGTGATCTCGCCTTCTAGTACGCTTCCATCTGTACGAACTATCTTTAGTTTTGCCATGAGTTTGCCCCTTTGTTTAGTTTCTTAGAATGTGCCTGTAGTGGCTACTGCAACTGTTGAGTTAGCAGTAAATGTGATTGACTGAGTAGCCATGTCTCCAACAGCACCATTGATGTCTGTTGTGTTATTGACTAGCAATGACACTGTGTAAAGAGGGTTAGTAGCAGATACTGCTGTTCCCTTTTCCTGTAGGAATACACATGTGACTGTTGTACCCCATGCAGCTTGTAGTGTTGCCAATACATTCGCTGATGCTGTGTCGTTTAGGAAGTCGATTGTTACAGATGATGCTTCCAAGCCCTTAACGAACTTATGAGATGAGTCACCCATCGCAGTGACCTCAAGTTCGTCAAATGTTCTGTTCAAAGTAATACTTGTTACATGGTCAGAAAGATCAACAGTGTTAATCTTCACGCCTACTTTATTGTTTAGAAATACAGCCATGAGATTATTCCTCGTCTTTCTTAGTAGTTACTGGCTTTGGTGCTGGGGTGCTTACTTGCCCGATTTTCTTCAGGAAGTCAGCGTTTTCTTGTTCCCACTCGGACATGTTTAGCTCCAACTCGTTAGGATTGATACGGACATCTCGCAGCTGAGAAGGTCTCCCGATGCAGCGTTGAGAATACTAGGTGCGCTTATCGCACTTACATTATAGACCAGAGAAGATGCTGCGAGCTTAGCGAACACGCTACAAACAGTATCCTCGATCCCGTTAAGGTTTCCTTCATTGTCAAACAATGGAACAGTCATAACAATCTTAAAGTTAGCCATTGGGCTAATTGTGATGTGCTGATTGTTGCTAGGTGTTAAATAAGGATCATCTGGAGACACGATCACAGAGTTAGCAAGGACTGTCGCAGGTGGGAAAGCAAAAGTCTGCCACTTAGCGTTATCGACTAGGGCAGTGGCTAAAGTGGTTCGAAGTGTGGTGATAGCAACTGGCATTAGCCCACCATCGAGCGTGGATCTAGCGCGTGTGCTATCAATCCTCTTACCTTAGCGAGTAGCTGTGCGCTCATTCGATAAGGTGAGGGCTGGAAATCGACTGCATTAGATCCGCTGAGAGTAGCGGTTCTTGCTTGCCAGATTTCAACAGCGATCATCAAAGCTGCGTTTTGCACTGCTGTATCTGTTGTCCAGTCTGTGTAAGTTGTTGTGGATACAGATCCATAAGGAAAGATTGGGTGGTAAGCCTGAGCGACAGTGTGATTTGTTGCTACGCTGATTGAATACTCGCCTACTGCTGTGATGGTCTTGGTGCCATTATAGGAAGCACCTGAGTTAGCAATTGTTACGCTTTGTCCAACATAAAAAGTATCTAGAATGTTATCGTTAAAGTATAAAGTACCTGTGCCTACAACATTGCCATGAGCAACGGAGAACCATTTAGGTGCCCAAAGCATTGGAAGTAGGACTGCATCGGATGCGTCACATACTTCTTGAAGGGTGGCATCTGGATACAAAGTACCGACTCCAAGAGTGCTACGGAGTTCTGCGACTGTCGTAAGTGCCATTCCCATTCCTTTCTAAAGACTCTGGGGAGTAGAGGGCTACTACTCCCCAGAGCGACTTAGTGTGTGCTAATTAAGCAACATTCAGCTTACGGAACGCTGCTGGGTAGCGATTAACTACTGCAACATAGCCGTAGATACCAATCTCAAGCTGTCCGTTAGCAACAACATTTGCACGAATCTGAAGCGTTCCGCTTTCGTGGAATCGCATTGCCATTGTTGGATAAACAAGTGCATGTTTAGCATTGCCATTGTCACCTGTGTAGTTTGCATCAACTACCAAGTTAAGTCCTGCTACGGAGCCATTTGTTGAACCTTGTGTAATAAGACCAGCGGCATTTTGTGGAGCTGCTGCTGCGAATAGTGGTCGGTTAGAACCATCTACAGCACCGAGCAATCCTGCGAAATCAATACCATCTTCTCCACCTGTTGTTGCAACCAATAGGTTGTTAGGTGTCTGGCGCATTACTCCATAAGAATCTGAGATACCTAGAGCAATAGCCTTGTAAATTGTTGATGAAGATGATCCTGCTGCTGCTTCTGCTGCGATTTGTGCTGCGTAAGCATCTGTCTTCTGTGCGTATGATGCAGCCAATTCGCGTAGATAGAGATCCAAGAAACTTGGGTCTGAACGATCAACAAGTTCAAGATCGAGCTTTCCAGCTCCAGCGAACTTCACAACTGTGTCTTCTTGGAAGGTTACTGTTGTGTCTGTTGATGAGAATTCTGCGCCTTCAGCAGTTAATGCAACTGTTGCCTGTGTTCCCAACTTTGGAGTAAAAATCTTCATTCCAGAAGCCGGAAGAGCCGCTCTCTCGATGCTATCGATGAAAGGGCGTGATGAATCGATGATACCAATTACATCCTTTAGGTATGTTGGTGGAACCATACCTGTGTTCTCTGCAACTGTTGCAACCTGTAGCGCTGCTACTAGGTCGCGTGCGTCTGCATCTCCGCGTGCTGCATTGATCTGTGCCTTAGCGTATTCGCCTGCTGTGACATTTAGGTTAAGGCGTGGGTTTGTGTAGTACATTGCTGTAACTGTAGGACGAGCAGCTTCAACTGCTGCTGCCTCTACTGGTGCTGCAACTGTCTCTGGAGTATTCTCCACAGCTGTCTCGCTTTCTGTTTGTGGGTTTTCTTCAACAGGGATAACTTCCTCTGCTGCGATCTCTAGTATTTCTGAACTTGCAAAAGCAGGAACAGTTACTAAAGAAACTTCTTTTAGTCGGGCTGATGAAACAACTGTGTGTCCATCCTTTGATGGCTTTGATGCAAGAATTTCTGCGCCAATGCTAAGTCCTGTAACAAGCCCTTCTTGAGCCATGATAAGAGCATCGTTACCACCGCTAGAGCGACTTAACTTAAATGTTGCATAGATACCATCTGCGCGAGTCTCAGCAGCGGTCATGCGACCAATTGGCTTCTTTAGATCATGCTGTGATAGCAACTTAATTTTTGATGGATCAGCAATCTCGATTGAATTAGCTGCAAAAGTATAAGCACCAAGATTGGTGTGCCCAATTTCTCCAGTACCTAGAGGTACAATCTTGCCTGAGATTTCTCTGCGTTCTTCTGAACATTCGATTGATGATGCTTCAATGTATAAGGTTTCCATTAGCTGCCATTCCCGTTAGGTGATAGGTCTTCCATTTGCATTGCTTGTTCTGTTGTAATTAAACCTAGTGCCAGCATCTTTTCTAGCACTAGCAATCTTTCCATTGGCTCTGTGCGTAGGAATGTGTCATCTAAGCAAAACTTTACATAATGTCCGGCAGTGCTTACATCATCCATGCTAAGTCTTGATTCAATGGCTGAAACATAAGGTTGCAGTGTAAAAGCAACCATCTGCTTGCGTTCATCTTGCACATTGGCGTAAGTCATTGTTGTATTCATTGAAGCAGAAACATAATACGGATCTACAGAACACAATCTGGCACATTCTGTTGCTAATCCTTGAATCGCATCCTGGTAAGCCATGTCTTTAGGACTAAAGCCAGTAGTTTGATAATCTAGAGTAGAAGTTAGATATGCAGTGCCATTGTTTTGTCTAGCGCGCTTCCACGCAGCTAATAATCCTGAAACTTCAGCAGGTGGAAGGTCGGCACCAGAATTTTTTAGAAAGCCAGTCGCGGATGGAGTTTCTAATGCAATGCTTGCAGCCTTCTGTGCATCTAGTGCTGCCTTAATTGTGCTACCACCAGATGCAAGGATGCCCTCATCTTTTTGGAAAGTAATCAGAGATCCAAGACCCGACATAGGCAAGGGAACACCATCTAGATAATACTGTGTCACAAAATTATTGACTGAGTCTGTATTAAATGTAACGCGATTGTTAGCAACCCAGTTAGCGTTTGCCATTCTGTTATCTTCGAGATAAGTCTCTGTAATCTGCCAGTAGCTGACCCCATACATAAGCAATGAATCTAAAGTAAAGTAAAGAGTCTCAAATCTTGGCTGAGCTTTAGAAGGTTGCTCAATCCATCGAGGCGGAGCGATCATCTCGCCTGTAGATTTCTTGTAATACTCTAAAGGGATACTTGCGATAGTGCCACAAATAAGATCGCGGCATCTTTTGATCGATGGTACTTGTAGAGCTTGTGCTCGAGTAACCATGACTGGAAAGTAATTTCCATAAGTCAGATAAGAATCTGACATAATTTGTGGAGCTTCTTGAGCTTCCATAATTTGAGGCTTACGCGAGAAGATACCCATAGACAGAAATTGTAGCATTTGTCAAGCAATTAGACAATGTGCTAGGGCGTGTCTAACTATAAATCATTGGCTTAGGTATTGGGATCATTAACTTGGAAACTACCATTGCCAAGCCAATAGGGGCTGAGATGTCTCCAGCACTCTTTCGCTTGATGATGCGCCATGCGGAATCATTAACCTTAGCTGCACAATTATTCATCTGCTGGATCAATTCTTCCTGCCCATTGTGAACTACTCGAGCATTGACCAAGCCTTCTAAGAGATCTCCACAGGCTTTGTAGAACTGTTGCCCTGAGACATCCTCGGTCATAACTCCAGCATTGGCTAGGCGATCTGCAATCGTTTGAGTCGCGTACTTGTCAAAGCAAACTAGGCGTGGCTTATAAATGTCGCACCATGCCTTTATACTTGCTGCCATCTTTAACTCATCGATGGCAACCTGAGAGCTGTAAGTCTCCAAAATCCCGATGCCAATCCGCCCATCTGGGAGAAGTTGTCCTGCGACCAATGATCCGTTCCTGCGTGACGGACTGACATCGAAACCGAATACAGTATAAGCCCCGGGAGCCATTTCTAGCGTGCTATCGGATGTGTCCTCTAAAACTCCATGAGGCCATGGGCTACTTAACGAATCAATCCATTGGCACAGAGTTTCAGTACGCGTGTTCTCAATCGGTGAAGTAGCAATCGCTTCCTCAATCGCCTCTTCTGTGATGGTGTATCCCAAAGAGGGGTTAGCCAAAGCCCATGCATCGCGGTCGGTTATCTTGCAGTACTGAGGGGCTGAGTACTCGTAGAATCCAAAAGACTTGGGTGGATAGTCGATAGCTCTTTCTCGTAGGTCGTTGAGTACAGTGCTGAAAGCGTCTCCTGCATTAGAGGTAAGAAGCGTTTGAGAGTTTGGGTGAGCTCTAGTTGTAGGAGTAGCAGCTCTAAATCCATCTTCTGTGATCTCTCGGACTTCATCGATGTAGAGCAATCCATTGACTGATCTACCGCGAGAGCCGTCTCTAGTTGCTGCAACAACATCGAGCCTTGCTCCAGAGAGCATCTCAATTGACTCAGTGCCGTTGGCGTGTCTGATTTGTTTGACGAATCCTTTAAGGTGGTCATTGGTCTCCAGTAGGTGAGTAACTTGTCGGAAGGTGTCGAGTGCCATGCTTCTGTTAGAGCTCATGATAAGCACATTGGTATTCCACTTAATCAAGTGAGCAAGGATTAACATTCTGGCTAAGTGAGTCTTGCCATTCTGCCGTGCTACCAATATGAGGTTTGTCTTACGGATCCAGTTGCCTTTCTTGTCCACAGTGAGCATGTCCTTGAGCACAAACTCTTGCCACGGCATCAAAGGCATCTTTACAATGTCACATAGATCTTTTACATCTTGCAGCTTGTTTTGACCCTTTAGAAGTGGACTGTGAAGCCTTGGCTTGGTTGCCCCTCGTAGGGCTTTGGGCTTTCTGGGCTTAGTTGTCATTGCTCTGGATCGGGTCGGGTCTTAAAAGGACTGTCTAGCATTGTTTCGGACTGCATCGGGGAGATATAGGTTGAAAAGACAGGGGGGGTAGCCGTCTGTGCTAAAAAAACCCCCTCATTGAGCGCACCTTTGCGTAGGTTGCATGACTTGCATAGCACCCTTAGATTGTCAAGGCTGTGGTCTCCACCTACCTTGCGCGGGATGATGTGGTCGATGTGCATCTCACCCTCATCTGTGCCACATAACTGGCATGATCTGCCATCACGCATAAACACGCGTTCACGCTGCTCTCTGTACCTACGAGAGTTCAACTTGTCTAATGCCATCCCTTAGCCTTCCAATGATTCAAGGCTATGCATGGTTCACCATACCTATGCCCTATGTACTTTAATCCCCATTGTATCTGAGTATAACCATCTTGATTCTTTAGCCATACTGATCTACCTTGAGGAATACCATAGTGTGATCCATTAGCTGCTTTAGGATTCCATGCACTCTCTTTACCATAGAGTATTGCTAAGCATTTATATTGCTTATAGTTATAGCCTAATGAATGTAATGCATATTGTTTATAGCTTACATATTGCTTTGGTATAGATCCACCTGCATCAGGCATGATGCATAGAGCTATCCCAATAGCTACTAGCACCCCACGAGCTACGCCCCTAAGGGGCTCGTGGTGAGCCTTTGAGAGGCTCTGCCCAGTTAGCGTACCATCGCTGTCAAATCCATTTGTAAAAGTCCTGCTCAGAGCGGTGTTTCGTTTCATAGATCCTCCTAATCACCGGCTGTGAATAACTTCTGTGGATAACTATTTATCCGTACTATAGAAGCCCTTACCCTTAAAGTGCGTAGCTGCTGCCCCGATTACTTTGACCATTGGCTCATTACAATAGTTACATAACACTACTGGTCGATTGTGCCATCCATGACTAACCTCTTGATTGAGATTGCATCGGGTGCATTTGTAATCGTAGGTTGGCAAGTTAAGCACTTCCTTATCATGTATGACCCACATCCAGAGCATCGGTCTATGTCTGCCTCAGTAGGTTCTTTGTCTAGGTGACCATATCTTAATATGAGTAGCGGTAAGAGATCCTCAAGTCGGATTATCGCGGCATATTCACGCGCATCCTCACCCTGTCC